AGTAAGAGCTAACATCGCCCATGAACTAAGAGCCCCCATCGGTTGACCGACAGCGTATTTAAAAGGTTTACCTTTATAATATCACTCTCGATCACGGAGAAGGCTTGCTCAGAGATTAGCTAACTTATGACCGCAAAGTTCACCAAGAACCTGAACTTGCAAGTCAATAGGAAGCCTATCTGTAACAGAACTTAGGTCGTAGGAATAGAATGTTTGCCCATCCAAGAGACCATCCTTATGGAGGTTTCTAAGATGTTCAACTGGACCGTTTTGATTAAAAGTACCATCCATTGGAAGGCGCTTTAAAATCTTAAAGATACAGTGATGTAACGGAGCTAACACCGATTGGGTGATAGAATCCGTTATAGCAAATATTCTAACCTTTCCAGCAGCCTCATTCTTCTCACTTAATTTTCCTAAGATAAGAGGTTTTCCGGAATCTGTAATCAGATCCTTGAGACGCTCTATTTCAGGTAAAATTAAGTCCAGGAAGTCCTTTCCTCCCGGTACCCTATGTAAATAGGATACTAGTACAGGGAAAAGAGGACTTTCTCCTCAAGCTTTAAGATCTTTCCAGATCCCAAAGATTGAGGGAGAATGGTTAGGACCAGCTGTTCCGAGGAAGAGTAGGCTCACGGGTTTTAAAGTATAATCTCTCTTACGAGAGAATATCTCCGTTGTACCTATCCTTATCTCGTGACTAGGAAGAGTCGGACATTGCCCTTCAAAAGGTCCCAATATCGACTCTATCTTAGCCTTCCCGGGTATAGAAATAACCCGGTAAACAGCAAGAACCGAAAGAACCCCCCTGAAGCACTCCAAGTCCCTAGATCTCATAAGAGTTCGTAGGGTACCGGGAATGATTGCAGGAAGGCCTCCTTTCAAGGAAATAGGTTTGTCAGTAGATAAAACCTTATTTCCACTTATATAGGCTTGCACGATTCTTGTACACTCTTTCAAGTAAAGGACTAGAAAAGTAGGTCCGTTTACTCGTCAGAGCTTATTAAGTCTCATGGCAAACACCATATAAGGGTTCTTAGGAAGTTGTAACGACCAAATTAAGAGACGAGTTCAGGCGAAGATCATTTCACGAGAAATGAATCCGACTGAATCGACTCTCTTAGATAGTAGATTGTTATTAGTTTGTTTTATCATAGTTAATTTTAATAAAGTTAACCGTGACAGAAACAGTACTAGTACT